CGATTTGCTGATTTACGATGCGCTTTTAATAGCGGAAATCGAAAACGGCAAAAGGGAAGTTTCTTGCGGCTATAAGGCGATGTATGAGGAACGGGATGGGCGTATCTGCCAAATAAACATCGAAGGGAATCATATTGCCGTTGTAGACCTTGGCAGAGCCGGGGAAAAAGTATCAATCAGGGATTCAAGCCCTGCAAAAACCGAAAGGAGAGCTAAAAAGATGAGAAAGAAGAACACAGGCGTTACGGGAGCGATTGCAAATTTGTTCCCCTATTTCAACAAAGATTCACAGCCGGACGAATTAGCCGATGTTGTAGAAGATTTGGTTGAAAAAATCAAAGAGGAAGTCGAGGAAAAAGACGGCGGCCTTCTTGATAAAGACCCCGCCAAGGCCGCCGAAAAGAAAGATGCGGTTGAAGGCGGCGAGTACGATAAAATGTATGCGCTTCTTGAAGAATTTACCAAAAAACATTCTGAACTTTTAGAGGATGTTTACAAGAAAATTGAAAACCTTGAAGCCGTGTACAAAAACGACAAAGACCCGCTTGAAAAGCTGGAAGAAGAACTTGTCGAGGAATTGACCGAAGATGGCTATGAGGAAGAAGCGGTTATCGCTGACCCCGAAACCATTAACGAACAATCCGATGACGAGTACGCCGTTGTCGAGGTTGAAGCGGTTATTGAGGATAAAGCCGGGCCGGTTATGCCGGATTCAGGCAAGCCCAAAAACCCGCTTGACAAAAATATCAAAGATGCCGCCCTTAAAGAAATTCGCAAGATGAAGCCTATTATTGCGGGCATTAAAGATGCCAAACAACGCAAAATGATGGCTGATTCTATGGCGAAAATGATTAGGGCAACGCATGGTTTGCCTTCGGCAAAGCGTACCCAAGGCGGCGGTTACGGCGGCATTGTAAGCGCAAAGCAAAGCAACGCCAAACTTCACCAAGACAGCCGCCCGAAGGCGGTTGATTATAACGAAATAGCCCAACGCCTTGAAAAAGAGCGTTTGGGCAAAAAATAAAGGAGGATTAAGCCATGAGTGCAGGAGTAGTAGGCATTAGATTACAGCTTGGTTATCCGGGTAGCCTTACCCGTAGTAGTGACGCTGTAATTCAAAATCGTGTAGCTTCAGGGGTTATTCCCTTCGGCGGCGGGGTTCTGATTAACCCTGATAACACGGTAAGCGCATTCGGTGACGGGGGCGGCGATGCCCGTTTTATTGGCTTTGCTGTACGCATCGTAAAACAGCAAATGGCAGTATTGGAATCGGTGGGTTCGTATCGTGATACGGAACTTACTGATATTTTGACAAGGGGCAGTATTGCTGTATCGTTTAGAGGAACTGGAACGCCAACGGCGGCGGGTTCTTTGTATATCAGAACTGCCCTTAACGCCGCATTCCCCAACGCACAAATCGGGGATGTTGAAGCCGTTGCAGACGGTACAAACAACGTACTGATTAGCAACGTAAGATTTACCACGGGTATTGTGCAAGATGGGCTTGTGGAAGTAACTGTAACAGAAAGGAGAATCTAACAATGGAAGTCTTAAAAGGCAATCAATTAGGCGGTGGCGGGAATGTGCCTGTTATTAAAGGCAATTTCCAAAATGGCGGCGGGCATTATATGAACGATTCAGCCATTGCATCCGGGCTTGCATTTCTTAACGGTGAGTTGGAAAAACGTGACCCCAAACTTTTAGAACCGCTTACTTCAACCACTTGGCCCCGTGACATTGCCGTTGCGATGGGCGGCGGTTGGGTTGAACACGTTACAAATTACGCCGTGAATTATGCCGATGTTGGCGGCGGTGAAAATGGCTTGGGTAGGGGGCAAACAACGGAAATCCCCGCAATCCAAGTTGATACCGCTAAAGATTGGTGGGATGTGTTTACCTTCTTGCGTAAACTCCATGTTCCGCTTGTAGACCAAGCCCTTCTTCGCACGGCGGGCAGAAGCCTTGATGAAATGATGACAAAGGGTTTGCACTTGTCTTATGACAAAACCATTGACGAAAATGTTTACGTTGGTTTTGCAAGGCTTGGCACTTCCGGCATCGTAAATAACCCGAATGTTCTTGCATCCATTGTGCCCGCCGGAACAAGCGGCGGCACAACTTGGGCAACGAAAACCGCCCGTGAAATTTTGGACGATATAAACCGGGTTATCAACGAAACTTGGACGCAAAGCGAATATGACTTGCAAGGCATGGCGAATCATATTTTGATACCGCCTGACCAATATACTTTGCTTGTTAGCCGCATTGTAAGCGAAGCGGGCGATAGAAGTTTGCTGACCTTCCTTTTGGAAAACAATATCGGGCGCAATCAGGGCATCGAAATTGCAATCTTCCCTTCCCGTTGGTGTATTGGCGCAGGGGTTGGCAATACTGACCGCATGGTTGCATATGCAAACAACCGTGATACCATCGAATTTGATATGACGGTACCTTTGACCCGCACAATTACACAGCCAAGCGCAGAACATCACGCTTATATTTCCACTTATGCGGCGCAATTTTCCGAAGTGAAATTTAAGCGTTTACAGCCCGTGGCATACTATGACGGTATTTAGGAAGGAGATTAACCATGTTTGTTATATCGAAAAAAGCATTGCGTTTTGTCAAGCGTGACAAAGACAAAGCGGCGGTTGATACCCGCATTGTAAGGTCGGGTATTATGACCCAACTTCCCGAATGGGTAAAAAGCGATGAGTTGTTCAAACTTGCCGAAAAGGAAGGTTCAATAACTTTCGTTGACCATCAAAAAAATACCCGTGTTGGAGATGTGCCGGATAATGGCGGCGAATCGAAACTTGATACCCCGGTAACAGGTGAAACAGATGACCCCCTGAAAAATGACGGCGGCGAAGATGTTAAATTTTTGACCCCCGATGAGGTTAGCAAAATGGATAGACCCGCATTAAGGGAATATGCCGCTAAAATCGGTGTTGAAGGTATTCCCAACAACATAACCGATGCTAACCTTGTCCTTCGGATTAACGAATTTATTGCCGCTAAAGCCAAGGGGGATTAAAAGGGGGTAGACCTATGCGGCATCCTACTATTCCCCGTGTTATAGGGTTATTGGCGCAAGGCGGTAACGGTGAAGGGAATCCCCCATATACTGAAGAGGATTTTTACGCCTTTTACCCGCAATTTTTTTACCCCCCGGAAGAAGTGCCGGATGGTCAAGAGCCGGGGCCGCCTGTCCCCTTAGTGCCGATGGTGTTTTTGGAAGAAATAATCAAGCTGGCCCACGATACCATAATCTATTCCTTATGGCGTAGTTTATGGAAAACATGTATGGGCTTATTTATTGCCCATTTTTTGGCCCTTTACTTGCAGACAGCCGATGACCCGTTAGCGGATGAAGTTGGACTTGTGGCTTCAAAATCGGTTGATGGTGTTTCGGTAAGTTTCAACAATAACGCAATAACCGCTGACATGGAAGGGTTCGGCATGTTCAAGGCTACAACCTTCGGGGAACAGCTTGTAACTTTTGCAAAAATGCTAGGAATAGGTGGCTTGTATGTGAGGTGATAGCCGTGTTTAACATTACAGCAAATGTAAAAGAAGATGATGCGGCATTACAAGCAATGCAAGCGGCTATGAAGGAACTGGAAAATACCCAAGTGCTGGTAGGCATCCCGGAAGATGAAAATATGCGGCAAGAAGGCCAAATCAATAACGCCGCCTTGCTTTATATCCATACCAACGGAAGCCCACAGCAAGGCATACCCGCCCGCCCCGTTCTTGAACCAGCGTTCGAAAACAACAAAGAGCGATTGGGGGAATTGATGGGCCGTGCGACAAAGGCGGCGATGGACGGCGATACAGCCGGGATGTCCCAAGCGTTAAGCAGGGCCGGATTAGCTGGACAAAACGCCGCAGAGGATTGGTTCACGAATCCAAGCAATGATTTTACCCCGTTGAAGCCTGAAACAGCCCGCCGCAAAAAGAAAAAGGGTTCCGATGTCGAACGCCCGTTGATTGATACGGGCCAATTGCGTAACGCAATAACTTATGTTGTGAGGGATAAAGATGGGTAGAATCAATGTTAGCCGCTTGATGAATGACCCCGCCTTTTCGAGCCATTACACGGTGAAACGCCGGAAGGGTAGATGGGTTAATGGCCGGGTGGAGTTGGATGCGCCGGAGTTTTTGCAATATTACGGCCCTGTACAGCCCGCCACGCAAAAGGAAATTGACCAATTGCCCGAAGGTGATAGGCAAAATGGGACAATGAAATTCTTTTGTAAGCCCCCAAAAAAGCTATACATTACCAGCGAAGGCGGCGGCAAGGTTGGCGCATCCGATGAGATTATCTATCGGGGTGAGTTATACAAAATTTTCGCCGTGAAGGATTGGACTGCCCACGGGTATATCCGGGCCTTCGCTTACAGTTTGGGGAGCGTTGATGATGCCGATACAGGAAATTCAAAAGTCAATAGTTGAAATTGAAGAAATGTTCAGGCAGATTCTTTGTGATTTGTTCGGGCTTGATGTGGAAAACAGCGGCGATAGAATCCGTTTTGTATGGGGTTCAAACATTGACGTTGCTTCGCAATCGGCCCCAAACCTTTTCACAGAAAAAGACATTTGTTTCATTCAGCCACTGCCGGAAGATAATGCTTACAACCGCCAACGGGATATTCGTTATATCCATGAAAGCGGCGATGACATGACGGCGGTTGATGAACATACCGATGTTCACAATGTTTTATTCATCAATTATGGCCCCAATGCTTATGAATTTGCCCGAAAAATCAGGAACGGTTTGCATCGTGACAACATACGCCGCTTCTTGCGGCTGAATAAGTTTGCGCTTGTTACGGATGTTCCGGCCATACGCCGGGTTCCCGAATTGGTGAACGCCAATTGGGTAAATCGTGCGGATGTTTCCGCTGTTTTCAATCAGTTTGTGCGGATAACCGGGACAATGCGAACCATTGAACAAGTTGGGGTTAGGCCCATTATCGAACCGGGCGGCACAAGCGGCGGTAGTGGCGAACCTGAATTTCCCGCTGTTACTTGGCCTGATGGTACGCCGCAAGTTGACGAAGAAAGCGGCGCAGATTTGCGGGCGGGTGTAAATCTTATGCAAGAAAACAGCAACATTACTATGGTTGCTACATTAAGGAAGGAGTGAAAGCATGTCTAATCTACCATTGGAAGATATTGTCAATATCATAGTCAATCTTGGGCCACGGGCGGCGGTACGCCGGGGCTTTAATTTGGCCTTGCTGGTTGGCACTTCCGAAATTATCAGCCCGGAAGAACGGGTGCGCCTGTACTCCAATACGGATGCCATGTTTGAAGATGGGTTCCGGGAAACAGACCCGGAATATATCGGGGCAAGGTTGATGTTTTCCCAAAATCCAAGGCCGGGGCGGGTTGCCATTGGGCGGCGTGTTACTTTGGATAGTGCTGGGGAATTTGAGGTAACAAGCGAAGCCGCCGTAACGGGCGGCAATTTTATTATCAATTGGGAGCATGTGGCCGAAGGCGGTAATACTTTCTTGTACTATACGCCCTTTGATTTAAGCGTTGTTCCCGAATTTGGCGATGTTTTAGCGTCCCCGTGGGAGCCGATAACAACCGGGCAAGAAATAACCCCGGAACCGGGCGCAACCTACATCATGGTTGTGGAAATAAACGCCGCAAATCAGGTAGTAAATATCGGGGCGGCGTTGCTTGGCGGCGCATCTGTGTCTTTTGGGCTTCCCGTTTGCGAATCCCCCACGGATGCAATCAGGGCTTGCCGTGCAATCAATACGGAATGGTACGCTGTATCATACCTTGGCGCAACGCCCGATGATGTTTTAAGCATTGCCCAATATGTTGAAGCCGTGCGGCCCGTGTCTGTCCAATTCTATACCACGGATGAGGATTTAATACTTTCCAATAACCCGGAAAGCATCTTCCATCGTTTGCGGTTAAAGAGTTTCCGGCGTTCAATCGGGCAATTTTCCCGTACCCCCTTCGCCGTGTGCGGCATCTTAGGGTTTGCGATGGGTGCGAATACCCGCCTTTCCCGAAGCGCATACACGCTAATGCACAAGCGGGTTGTTGGTATCGTACCCGATGATATTACCCTTACGCAAGTAACTTTTTTGCAAAGGCAAAACGGCAATTATTACGTTTNCCGTGGGGCCGAATACTTCATGTTCGAACGGGGGACTATGGCCGATGGCGTATGGTTCGATGAGATTATCAATCTTGATATGCTTGTCAACGATATGCAATTGGCTATTTTGGATTTGTTTGTTTCCCGCCCCAAAGTGCCGCAAACCGAAGGCGGCATGAATGACATTAAAATTGCAATGGGGCCTAGCTTGCGCCGTATGGCTATGATTGGCTTTATTGCCCCCGGTAGATGGAACGGCCCGAATATCTACACGGAGCCGGATTATGCACCATTGCAGACCGGGGACATGTTGGAAACAGGCTACATGATTTTATCAGAACCTATTGACTATCAGAGCCAAGCGGGTAGGGATGCCCGTATTGCGCCGCCTATTTATGTGGCGATTAAACTTGCGGGCGCAATCCATCATGTCACGGTTCGGATAGATGTAAACCGTTAAGGGGGTGTAAATAATGCAAAGCACTTATTCATTTAAGGATTTGGTGGCCACTTTCGCACATCCGGCAATGGGCCAGCTAACTATTACGGGTGAAGGTGTGGGTTCCATAACTTACACCATGACAGAAGATACTTCGGCCCACGATTTGGCCGCCGATGGTTCTGTTATGACTTCCAAGGTGGAAGGCCCCAACGGTTCTATTGCCATTGCCGTACAGCAAACCAGCGAAGCCCACGCATGGTTCACAAGGTTAAACAATTACCTTCGCACGGCCCCGGCAAGAGAGTGGGCGCAAATCAGCCATATGGCAACCGCTTCAGATATGCGGGTTACGCATGTGGGTGAAAACATTTCCATCCAAAAGCGGCCCGATAAACCATATCAGGCCCAAGGCCAGCAAGTTACTTGGACATTCCTTGCGGGCATGTTAGATGAAAGGTAGGAGGGTGAAGCATGTTTGCCGATAAATTGAAAACCGTTGAAATGAACGGGCGCAAGTTTCAAATCCGTAAAATGGATGCAAAAACATCTTGGAAAACCAAATTGATTTTGGGGGCCAAGGTGTTGCCGTTTTTGGATAGTTTCTTGAATAACGGTATGCCGGAAATGAACAACATTGATGAATTTCTTTCCGGCATCGAGTTAGACAAAATCGCCTTGGCGATGGAAAAAATCGGGGAAGAAGATGTGGATAGGTTGTTTAATTACGGTCTTTCGCATTGTTATGAGGTTTTACACGCTGGCCCGGTGCAAGTGTTGAATCCAAATGGCACTTATGGCGTGGCCGATGTGGAATACGATGATGTTTTAGCCTTGGGCCTGATTGTCGAAGCCTTCAAGTGGAGTTTAGAGGGTTTTTTCGAAGGAAGCCGCTGGACTTCCATATTTCAGGGGATGGGCGGTTTGTTCCAGCAATTTGCGCCAATGTCGATGACATCCTCTTCGCCCCCGTTATCGCCGGACATTGGAAACAACACGAACTTTGGGACGGAACTTACGACCTAGATGATTTACTTGACATTGTAGAGGTTATGCAAGTCAAGGCCGAAAACGAGCGGCGGGCGCAAGAACAAGCGGAAATTGAAGCCAACGCAAGGAGGGGTAACTAATGGCCAACGCTATGATATTAAAGGAATACATGGTTGCCCTTGGGCTTCAAGACCAAATGACCCCGCAACTACAGCGTACTTTGCGCCAAAGTCAAAGAAGTATCAGGCAATTTTCCGCTGGAATTGGTAAAGTTAGTATCATTATGGGCGGTTTGCTTATGGCCGCCAACGCTGGCATTGCCCGATTTATGACCGGGCTTGTAAATACCGATGACCGGGTTCGCAACCTTGCGGAAGAAACGGGCAAGGCCCACGATGAAGCTACACGCCTTGATTTTGCACTTCGCACAATGGGCCGTAGCTTAGAGGAAATCGAAGCAAGCCCGGAATTGTCCCGGCAATTTCAGCAACTACAGCGGGATGCCGAACAAATCCAAATACCCGATATGAGCGAAGGACTTAATCAGGTTCGAGCCATACAGGGGGAATTTTTGCGGTTGCGTAACGCCGCAAGCCACGGCATCCAATGGATAGGGCATCATTTGTTGAAATACCTATACCATCCGATGAATCAGTTACGG